TCAGGTCTGCCTAATTTTTTATCCTCATCATATCCATCAGGTACTGAACCATCCTCATATCTTCCTCTACCATATAGAGAAGCTAGATCATGTGGTGTACCGTATGAACGACCTGTTTCAACTGGGTCATTACCTTCTTCAGTTATTTGTTGGATTCTAAAGTTACGTTTAGCATCCTCAACTGCTAGATCTCTATATTCATCATATTGGTCAGCACTGAATTGGAATACATTATCATAGATCCAATCTGAAGGGATAATTTTAGTATCTAGCATATCTTTAGCTAGGGCTACTTTTTCCTTTAATAGAGCAATCTTTTCTTGTTCAGCAATGATTGAAGGAGTAGTTAAACTTAATTCAAAGTTTGTTAAACTTTCTCCATCAAATCCTTGAGTATAAAGGTGTACTAAGGCAATTTTATATAGTTCAGATAATATAATACGTTGAATACGATCAATTGTACGTGCAAATCTAATATCTTCAGCTGCTAATGTTGCTTTACCTGTTAAGTCTTTTTCATAACCCATAAAGGCTTTAGGTACCTTAAGGGCTGCGAATAACTTATCTCTTAAGTAAGTAACATCTTGAATACCATCATAATCTAGACCTTTTGTAGTGTCTATTTTAGTGGCTGAATCATTTCCTCTTACTGGGATATAGAAGTCCTCAAGTAAGTTTTGCATGTTATACTTTTGGTTATATTCACCTGTTTTCTCATCCATTAACGGAGTGCGTTTCATAGTTGCGATAGTTTTCTGCATAAATGCTTCAACTTCTTGAGGTGGAATATTACCTACGTTAACATAGAAAATACGTTTTTCTGGGGCACGAGCAATTCTATGGATAAGCATAGCATCCTCCATTAACACATACTGTTTAAATAGACGACGTGCTGGTTCTAGATAAGAACGACCATAAGGAAGATAGTTTACATCTGTTAATAAACGGAAGTGAGCTATCTCATAGTTATCAAATACAATTTGATTTTCTGAAGGTTTAGTATTAGGTGTTTGATAGTAACCTGAGCCTCCAGTATAGTATCCATCAGGTGAGTAAAGGAATTGTACTTTTGAAGGATTAGCCATATCAAAGTTTTCACGTCTTTGGATGTGGTAAGCTGTATAAGGTACAACATTATAAACACCAAATTTTTCTGCAATTTCTAATTTAATAAAGAAATCACCATACTTACACATTTGACGAGTCCAAGACCAAAGGTTGAACTCAATGTTAAGTACATCATAGAATAAGTTATAAAGAATTTTCTGGATGTCATCATTGCTACTTCTAATTTGAAGTACTTCACCCATGTCATTCTTTAGAGTACATTCATCAGCTATAATATCAAGTGCAGATGCAACAATAGCATCTGTATCCATTGTATCATAGTCATTATATAAATAAGTCCTAAGATACTGATACTGCATATTAAACTGCTGACCTAAAAGAGAGGTAGCAGCTGGGTTTGTATATATTTTACCAAATCTATCGACTAATGAGTTAGTCTGAAATTCACCACTAGTTTGAATATGATCAGTGTCAACTACTTTTAGTTGACTTCCTCCTTGATTCCTGATGACTACATCAGTTGAAAAGAGTCTTCTTAATCTTGAAAAAATACTAGTATCAGCCATTGCTTAAGTTATTATCATAAATATTAAAGGAGCCAACGGAGATCCTCTTTTTGTCCTCCCATTTCTTGGATATATGGGTTTGGAATTGAATTACCACTAAATATACCAGATGTAGTATTTTTAGTCATGTTGCTAAGAGCGGCTCGAGTCATGTCTAGCCCTTGTTGTTGGAATTTGAGTGAAGTATCTCTTAAGAACATTGCTATACCAAATGACATTACTAAGTCATCATTATAGCCTGATTGGGCTTCTGGGCGTCCATTTTTCCAAACAAATACCTTCATCTCTTCTAATAAACGTTTAGAGTTGATGGTAACACTTCTATCACCAACATATTCTCTAAATTTATTTACCACAAGTGGTCTTGTTTTCATAGACATAGTAAAACCAGGAGTTAAATTATCACTAAACTCATATCGATTAAAATACGACTCAGCTGTTAATTGATCACTCTTAGGTGATGAATAGAAGTTCTGATAGCCTCTTTCTTGGATTGTTTCAATAGTGGCCCAACCAATAGAGGCATTTTCTACTACTAATAAAGCATTATTATATTCTGAAGCTAGACCAACAAGGAAATGTCCAAATTCTTTAGGGCTTAATTGTCCTTTATATTCTGCTACTTGAGTGTTAGTGGCTATGTCCATGACATGAGCTGCAGAAAAGTCTTTACCATCACCTCTAGCTACGTCAGCCACTACCATATAGTCTCTAGAATAGTCAGCTGGTTCCCAAACCCATAAATTTTTATCAGCGCCTCGTCTTTCAACAGGTTCTTTGATAGTGGTTTGAGTTATAAATTCTAACCATTCAGAATAGAAAACAGTATCACCTGAGGTACTAAAGTCACAGTCACATTCTTGGGCTGCGGCTCTAGGATCACCTAGTAATTCGTCTTGTTTCTTTCTCCATTCCTCATCCCTCTCCGGGTGGACATACCATGGTAATTTGATAGGTAAGAAGTCGTTCTCGCTCGCTTCCGCTCTCACCCATGTCTGGTGAAACCAGTTTCCAGTTCCATACGGTGTTGAAAGTACTATTGCTCCACCACCTGTGGCAAGTGTTTGTTGTGCTGATGCCCATGTTTCTGCTACGTTATCGATAAAGGCAGCCTCGTCAATTACCAGCAAAGATACTGCTTCTGAACGTGCTGCGTCACTATTTGATGATTTGGCTTTGATTTGTGATCCGTTTGCTAGTCTTAAACTCAAACGGTTGTTTTCTATCTCTTTTACTTTAAGCCAGGAAGGTAAGTTATCATACATGAAACGAACCTTGGTAACCATGTTTTTGGCTGTTTCCTGAGTAGTTGCGAGACACAACACGTTTTTATCTTTATGGAAAGTCATTAACCATAAAGAATAACTAGCTGCTAGGGTTGAAATACCTAACTGGCGAGATTTTAAAACAATAGAGTAAGGATTGTCTCTCCATAAATGGAGTACTTTTTCCTGGAATGGGAATAAATTAAAGGTGATTCTGCCTCGTTGTGGGTGTTGGATATAACAGTATTTACGCATAAAGTGCCCTGGGTCTTGAGCACATTTTATGTATTCCTGTTGAATAATTTTTCTTAAATCCTGATCACTCATATAAGCTTAATTACAAGAAAAGTTGTATTTAAAACAGCTACAGCCCATCCGGCTAATGCTTTAAGTTTTTCTTGTTTAATTTGTTTATCTTTTACTCCAATAATTTTATCTTTATTCTCTATCATTTCTAAGTAACGAACCTCGTTCTCACGTTGTAGGAAGATAACATTCTCTTTATTGGTAAGCAAGGAATCCTGCCTAGAGGTAATATTGTTTAGAATGGAGATAGAGTCTCTAGCTACCACTAGTTGACCCTTTACAAGCTCACACTCATTTTTAAATATTAAGGCGTTTTTTAAGGTACGGCAAGGTACAGAGCAGTACTCTTCCTTATTGGAAAGAGTTTGTGAACTCGCTAACCAAGGCATTACCAGTAAGCCCAGAAATACGATTATTCTTTTCATTGTATTTTTGTTTATATGTATCTGCTTTGGCTTGAAGGTCTGCTAATTGGGCTTTGTCTTCTTGTATTTGAAGCTTATAACCTTCAGCTATACTATCTAGTTTAGCTATTTGTGTATGAGTAGAGTCAACTTGAGCTTGAAGCGAGTCATTTGCTCGCTCAAGCTCGTTGATTTGATTTTTTAAGTCCTTACCCTGGTCTAGTCTTCTGTAAACAGCTATTACAGTAAGAATTAGAGCAATATAACCTAAAATTCTAGTATATTTTTTCATATTAATCCTCGTCAGTTGAAACTACATCAATATCAAGGTCTTGTTTCTTGATTCTTTTATTGATGAGAGCTTCACGACTAGCCTTTAATTTTTTTCTAAGTTCTGTTTTAGCTCTTAGATCATTCATAAATTCAGCCTCTTCTGGGGTGTAGTTTTTAGTAGATCCTTTAGCTGCAATTTCTTTTGCTTGAGCTAATTTAGATTCTAGATCAGCGCTTAGGTCTTTAATTTGCATGTCCATAGAATCAAGATCTCTAATTCCTAGGGCTCTTAAATCTTTAGCGTTGAAAGATGCTTTTGGTTGAGCTATGTTAGCTGCTTTAAGGGCTCTTTTGATAAATGATTTGGTAGGAGTTTTACCTACAACCTTAACATCACCACCCATAGTGTAAGCTAGAGAATCATCTGGTTTCTTAGAACCTTTAGGACGACCACGCATTCCTGGTTCTTTTGGTTCTTTAGAACCTGCTTCTCTTTTACCACCACCAGCTACATCAATAAATGCTGCTAAGTCTTTTTCTAGAACTTCTCTAGACTTAGGGTTATTAAAG